GCAATGTATGGATCTACAACTTTGCGAAGTAGTTGATTGGTAATTTTTGAATTTAATAATTTAACTAAATTATAAGCAATAGGGTAAATTATAGGACACTGCACATACTGATATGCATAACTATAGGCTTTAGCACGAACAAGCGAAAACAAAACACTGTTTGAACTATCATGGTACATACCGTCAACCCAACCAAATCGCAATAAAAACTTGATTGGGTTTGTTTGCACAGTATTAGTTTCAGGACTAAACAGTTGACCACAAAAGGATGCTATATTAGATGACTCATAATAATCCATCTTGGCAATGAAACCAAGGCGAGTATAAGTAGTTGAATCAATAACACCTCTTGAACAATTGTGTATACCATCATCACCTTCAAATTTGGCTTTAACTAAGGTTTTAATACATGAAATAAACTCATCCATGCCTATATCTCTATAAAATTGATCAAAATATGAATATAAAGTAACTAATGCATCAGTAAGAAAGTTAAAACCAGAAGTGGTCAATTCACCACTCTGTCTCTGGGCGATTGTATAAAAGTTGACACCAACACGTGACTGACACCTTTGTACACCAGTAAGTGCAACAATCAAGATTGACATCTTAAATGGATCTAATGTAGATGAAAAGAGATGTTGTATCAAAGGAACTTCTACTGCCAACATAATATGCTGTTTAATACTAGCTTCCCAACTAGAAAAATCAGTAGCAACCACAGCCATATCAACAAACAAATCAACAATTTGTTTTGACCTTAGCTTAACATCAACTCTCTTTACATGCAACCAATCCAAAGTATCATAAATTAACTCATCCATTGTGTGTATAATATCACCAACATAAGCTTTAAACTCATCAGTTCGTGGGTTAATCCATCTCGGTTTCTTTTCAGTATCATAAAATTCACGTTTTAAAAAACTATCAACTTTTAACATATCATAAATTTCTTGCATAGAAAACCTATCAACAAGTTTACGTAGTTTTAAAAACCGCAACTTCTGGGTATAACTATAACCCTTATGCTTCATAATGTACTCTTTATAATCAATGATGTTAACATCAGTAGGAAAATAATGTTTAATGAATTTGGAGCAAAACACACTAAACTCGTTTACTGTCGGTTCATCAGGTGGGGGTGTATTTATACAGATTCTACCTAAACCCCCAACAACATAATTCCAGTTATTACGGACATCTATTGTATAATAGGTAGCATTTTTATAATGTAATCCAAGACTTGTATAAGTAAGATGACGATCACGAATTTCA